TGGTGACATTGTATACGGTACGGAGACTGCCGTTGGGCGCAGCGGACGTCAGCTCGTAGCCGGTACGCCCATTGTTCGTTGAATTTTGAAACAAGCGATCCATACTTTGAATCAATATTTTAATGGGTGGCACCTGGACTATTGTTTTGTCGGCGAGTAGCACCTGGACTACTTGTGTTCATATTGTTTTGTCGGCGAGTAGCAGCAGCTACGGAAGCTGCTCTTGCATTTTTGAGCCGTTGAGAAATTGATGGTCTCTTTCTCTTTCGTGTGATTTTGCTCGTCGCGGCACGACGTCTCTGGAGGATATGCAAAATTTCATTTCTACTCGCTGCAGCGAGCGCCCGAACAGCCGCTGCACTAGGTGAATTTGCTATATTTTGTTTATTGACCGGGGTCTGGTTGTTTGTACTTTTGAATAAAAACCCTATAATCATGTTCCGATTCACGTTTCCAGCAGGATTTACCACTGGTGCACTCACCTCATGGTATGTCACAGCTGGATTGAAAAAAACAATACGACCTTTTTCGGGTATAAAAGTGTACACCTTATTCGGGCTTGGGTGTAAAATAAGAGAACCTCTTTGATTTGGCGGGGCATTGGCATTCCCTATTTTTGGTGTATCTAGGTAGTAAAGAAACTGCAGAAATGCCTCACCTTCAATTGGGTTTGAAATCACGTTTCTATGAAGCCGCTGCTTAAGTGCATAGGCACTCGCGCTACCAGAGTGGTATCGAAGATACAAACGAGCATTCTGTGCTTTGTCGCGAATGTTTTTAGGGAGATCTTTTGTGAGAAGATAAAACAACCGTTCTAATTCAGAGTCTTGATGCTGAGGCTGAGTAGTGTGAAACCTGAAATTACTGAAATTCCTGGGCGACCTGGTATTGCCTCCAGTACGGGTTTTGATAGATCTCACAAGATGTTTTATCGCATCTTGTCGTGTGGTCCCGAACTTCTGTTGCCGAACTTCGTTCATTTACTTTTATGAAGATTTAAAAATCACACACCTTCTGACAAACGTAGGCAGTACGCACTGAGTAGCATACCATGCCGACCGTACGAATGGACCAGCGCCGATAAAGTACAATTTGTTCAGCAGGTTCTGGTTCCGAGTGTGTTGGTGGAGTGCCCATATAATCTTCACGACACCGATGATATCGATTTGTGTGAGGTCAACTCGTGACACGTCAATGTAGGCGTTCACGGGCTGAGCGATGCTTTCAATGACATCTCTGACTTGTTCAAAATTAACGGGCTGAGACTTTGTGTATGCATCTGTGTCGACAATCACACTGTTGTCATAGACGTACATCCACATTACTGTGATGATTAGAAAATTTACACGCTGTTTGAGCGACCTAGCGTTTCTTAGCCATATAATTACTGTACGCCTTATTCTGCGCACGACGCAACTTCATTCTCATATTCTCGAGAAGAAGACCAGCTTTGTTCATCTTCATCATGAGTTTGGGGTCAGTGTTCGATATACGAATCATCTGAGCCTTGATTGCGTTCATTCTGCTCAAGAGGCTTCGAGTCTCCCGTGTATTCATCGCCTTGGACAATGCGTTTGCGTTCGAGTTTGCGTGCATTACTATGCACCAACATTTTTTACGCACCTCCACGGAGGCGGAGGACGAGGTGGAGCGTCGACTCTTTCTGCACATTGTAATCAGCCATCGTGCGGTCATCCTCGAGCTGCTTGCCTGCAAAGATGAGTCGCTGCTGATCCGGAGGGATGCCTTCCTTGTCCTGAATCTTGGACTTGACACTGGCGATCGTGTCTGAGCTCTCAACCTCGAGTGTGATAGTCTTGCCTGTCAGGGTCTTCACGAAGATTTGCATCTTATTTATTGACGAGACATTTGTTTAAACTCAAACATCAGCCTGTTTCGACACACGAGGTACGACGGATCTGCAATGGCTCTCCGCCAGTTTCTCTGAATCAGGTGGGCACAGTGATTCGCCATGATCATCTCGCGCGGACTCGTCATTTGTCGCAGTACATTCACTGCGTTTTCGACGACACGGTCAATGTGTTCGAACGGATCACGTGGAAACGGTACATTCATCGACGCCCAGACGACGTGACACAGCGTGTTTCGACACGTTTGTAACGTGGTCATGACTGCCGTGTATGCGTACTGTCGAATATAGGGTGCAAAAACATGACGGATAGTTGCGTTGATGTTTTCCAAGTCGTCAGCGCCGAGTCGGTCCGTCGCTTCCCAATGTGCCATGTTGGTATGATTGTTCAATTGGAATATGAGCTCTTCGAATAACCTATCATCCATAGAATTAATTTGTTTACACTTCTTAAATGGCAGGTCTTACCGGTACTCAGGCACTCCTGATTGTTCTCATCATCCTCGTGTTCTTCTTGGTCTTCAGGCGTTCAGAGCGTCGTCCGCGTCCAGATTACCCGTGGCGTCCTCGTCCCGGATGGTGGCCGGAACACCGCGCCATCCGGGACCGTGAGTATGATGGGCGCCGTTGATACCTGCTTCTACCCCCGAGTGATGCCGTAGATCTGCATCACTGTCAAAACCAATGTGGCGTGCGGGAATCTGCCCGTGTCCGTGTAAAGTCTGAGAAGTTCGCGACCGACATACTCGGCGTTATACCGAAGCGTCTGGAGTGAAAACGTCGGGTTTGTAGAGATTGCATTCAGACGCTCCACCCACTCTGCACCGGATGTCGTCATGGTAGGCGGCGCGTTCCCCATGACGTACCAGGCAGGACCCTCGATCGGTGGAGGCGGCGGCGCGGGCAATGTAAAGGGTGCGCGGCACATGGGACACGGTGCGCCAATCGTACGTCGGCGGCTCGATGTGCTTGTCGTACCACGCCGGGTCGCCCACTGCGTCAAACACGCCGTGTGGAAATAGTGACCACACTTGGTCTTTGTTCGCTCGGATGGAACCATATCGTTCATACATATAGCACAATCTGTCGGCACGTCAGGAAGAAGACCCTCCTTCTTGGCGTGGCGCCAGCACACTTCAAAACCGCGGAACCGCGGGCACTTGCACGGCGCACCCTTTGCCGTCGTGCCCGTACACGGAATGACCGCCTCAACTTCTGACGTCATACGCTGACTCTGCTTGTAGTGGATCCGGCACATCTCAAAGCCCGTGCACGCCTTGTTTTTGCATGCCGCGCCCTTTGCCGTCTTGCCCGTACACATGGTATGGGTCGTCACTGTTCGTACGCGCACGGCTGGCTCGTACATACGTGCGCGCATAGTCACACCGAGACGCTTCAAGTCCCGCATCATATAGCGCGGAATGTGCCCCGTGAGCGCCGAAAGCTCAGCCATGAGTACGGTGATACGTGCCTCCATTTTGTGTTTATTTTTTTGCCGAAAAGTAATCCCACTCGTGGACATGACATCTTTTTTTAGGTCAATTGTGAGGAAGATAGAGAGGTTTTGTGCTTGCTTGTAAATGACAGCGCATGATATTTCAGATTTCATCGACTCGATCAAAGAACACTTGACAGATGCCCAGTACAAGGAGGGTATGGAGATTTGTCAGAGTGTGTTTAAGAAAAAGGAGGCTTTGACAGCCAAAAAATTGTACAACATGACATATCTTCGCCCGTATACGTTTCTGGATGACCACTGCGAAGACGAGGACTGCGATGATATGATGTTTCGCATCGCATTCAACAAGGTGACCAGCATCATCATGTTGTCTGATATACGTGCCGAACGGATCCGCGCGGATCACCTGTTTTTCGGTTCGGACGATGATATGAAGCCGTTCATCGATCTTCAGGTTCTACGTTCGTTTCCATGTGATATGGCTGATCTCGACTCGGATATTCAGTGGTATGAGTTTCCAGTTATTTCACTGGAGTTGGTTGAGGAGAAGGCTGAGGCAGAGGCAGAGGCTGAGGAAGATCAGGAGTAGGTCCCAAGAACCTGGAACGTTCTTGGGGCCGAAGCCCGTATTTTTGGAGTTTTGATATTTTAGAAGTCCTACCACACAAGAATATGTATGGGTGGAATCAATTTGAGAAGGCCAATCCACCCATGCCAGACTGGATACGCAGGATGTTGTAGTTCACTGCGAACAGCTTCTGCAGGGTTGCCTGGGTGGCGGACTTCACCTGCACGGACACCTGGGCGTTGTCAATGCGAGAGAAGTTGCAAGTGCCGGTAGGCTGGTGCTCCTCGGGCTGCAGAGCGAAGGAGTACACGTAGATACCGGGGTAGGGGGTGCCGGTGTGGTGGTAGAAGGGCTGGACCTGGTTGAAGTAGTTGCCGAACTGCTCCTTGAAGCGGTCCTGACCGTTGAGGATCACCTTGAACAGGTGCAGAGGACCAACCTCAACACCGGTACCGCCGGTGGTAGCGGTGGGGTTAACGAGCTGGGTGCCCTGCTCGAGCCAGTAGCAGTTTCCGGAGAAGGGCGGGAAAGTTGAAATACCGGCCAGACCGAAGTTGACGGCCGTGCAGCCGGCGGTGCTCACCAGCTGGGGCACACCGGTCACGTTGGGCATGACGTAGTTGTTGGACGCCTGCAGAGACAGAACGTTGGACGTCACGTTCACGTTGCCAGTGGACGTGCAGAAGTTCCACATGGAGTTCAGCTGAGCCGTCGCGCTGGCGAGAGGGTTGGTGTAGCACCACACCAGCTCCTTGACGGGGTGGTTGAAAGACAGACGCACCAGCTGCACGGAGCCCTCAGTGAAGTTGCTTGTAAGCAGCTGGTCACCGCCGGTGTGCTGCACCTGCTCGATCAGGTACTCGTGACCCTTCTGGGCGAAGCGGCGACGCTCCTCAGTGTCCAGGTACACGTAGTTGGCCCACACCTCGAAGGCGTTGCCCGTGCCGAAGTAGCTGGCGTAGTAGGAGGTCAGGTCGAAGTCCAGGCGCACCTCGTGGTACTGCAGGGCAATCAGGGGCAGGTACAGACCGGGGTTGCGGTTGAAGAAGAACAGCAGAGGCAGGTACACCTTGGAGATGGACAGAGCCAGAGGGGCAGTCGCCAGAGGGTTGGACTGTGTGGTCATCTTGCCCCAGGCGTACTTGTCGGACTCGTTCAGGAACACCTCGGCGTACAGGCGCCACCAGGTCTGGTAGTGCTTGTCGATGCGCTGGCCACCGATGGTCAGCTCAACTGCGGCAATGGCGCGCTCAGCCACCCAGTTGGTGTCGAACACGTTGTTGTTGGAGGTCAGAATGTTGGACGTGGGGGTCAGGCACACGTGCATGTTGCCGACCAGGTCACCGTTGCGGGCAATGGTCACGGACACGCGACCGCTGCTGCTGGGGGAACCGTTGGTGGTCTGCTGGATCAGCTCCATGGCAAAGTTGGTGTGACGCTTGTACACCGCCTGGAAGAAAGTCACCTTGGGGTTACCGGTGAGGTAAACGTCCTGAGCGCCGTAGGCAACCAGTTGCATAAGGCCACCTGCCATGGTTGATTGGTACTCTTAAGCAAGAAAATAATTTAGACGATAGCTTTCCATTTAAACCCACCTGCTGATCGAGCTATACCTTTACAACACCGACTGATGACTCTTACTTCTGCTTTTGACGCCTTACTTGCTTCCCGTATAGTATCATACTCAGCAATCAAAGTCGTCAAGTCGAATGACCATTGCTGGATCTTGGTGAACTTCAAAGGTTCGTTCGTCTGAACATCTTCCTCCTGGGCAAACTTCCAGTGAAACCCTCCTGTAGTCTTGCGTTCTCCTTTACACACTTTACATATATGGCTCCCGTCTGCTCCTGACTCTTTTGCCGCCTCCTCAACCGACCCGAACGTCCTGATGAGTTCTGTCCCGTCCTTGGACCATTGCTGGACCTCCTTACGGTTCGCATCCCTGAGGAGGTCCTTCGCCTCGTCCTGGTGGTGCTTCCCAAACATGGCGTGTCGTTCGCCTGAGCGCACTGCGCTCATTAGCTCTTTCGTGTCCTCATGAAGCACCTTGTTCTTGTTCCCACCCGTTTCGTTGTTGTATCCTCCTGGAGCCAGGGTCCCACGTTGATAAATCTCCTGGATCTCGAGTTCGTCCAGGCGCTCCTGCCAATTTCCTTGTTTGGGGAAGTTGTGTACTATTTCTATGGTAAATTGTTCCCATCCATATTTACGAATGGCGTTGTACATGTGACGCTTTCTACCGTTCTTCACATCGGATATGTGTCCGTTCAGGCGAACCTGAAAATCCTCATGTGCCGTCTGACCTATATATTCCATGTATGGTTCGAGCTTACATTTTATAGAGTAGACAAAGGGCATACACTACTATAAGTGGTACAAAAATGTTTAGTTGCGTCCAGGCGACATAAACATTTTTGTCCCATTAATAGTACATATGGCTGACCATGATGAGAACCCCGACATTGACCTGGACGCCGAGGGCGAGGATGAGTTTGACGAGATGATGGATCCCATGGAGGCTCTTGCCAGCTTCCTGGCGACCGACGACGGCGAGACGATC